CGTAAATCAACGCCGATGTGTGCTCGGCGGGGAACTCGGTGAACTCGTCAAACTGCAAGTTGACGTCCTTCATCAACTCCATCCGGTTCATGCGCATATTGAGCGTGTCGTCGGCCCCCACAACGAGCTCGCCGGGATCGCCGTAAATCGACGCTGCAAACTTTTGCGTCGTGGATTTGCCGTGACCCGATCCGTCACTGTAGAAGTCAAAGATCGCTGCATGCACCGGTGTCATCCGCATCAGTGGCGCGGCAAGCGCTTGGCACACCACAAACTGATAGGGCTCGAGCCCGTCGCGGGCGTAGAACTCACCCTGCGCTTTCCAGCCCTCCAGCGTGCCCTTGGGGCGCATGGCGGGGAACAGGTAGGCCGTCTTGCTTGACGGGGGGTTGTAACCAACCTTGTCGGCGAAGATCTCGCGATCGCCGATGACGTAGGACGTCATATCGTCGTCGGACCAGCCGAATTGCGTGCGTGCTGTGTCGGCCACGGTGGTGGTCTGCAGCTGTTCGATCCATTTTTGTGTGTATGTCATCAGGCTATCCCATTTCTTTGCGCCGGTAACGACGCCGTTTTTTGCTAAGACCTTGCGTAGATCTTCTTTTGACGTGGCGGAGACCAGCGGCAACAGAAACTCGCGCACCGTATCGTTGGGCAGGTGCAGCTTGCCCAGAACGCACTCGCCAAGGTCGTGATCCAGCACGCGCTTGGTATAGTACAGATCGTTCGGATAGATATCGACGTCGACACTGTTGCCGTCGTCGTCTTCGTTTTTTACGAAAATGCCCCCGTGCTTGCCGCGATGAAACGGTAGCGGGTACACGGGTATATCGCTAACCGTACCTTTATAGACAACGGTCGGATCGCCGGTGATCTCGTCTTCAACCTCAACCGTTTCTGCCTCAGCAATAATGCCACCGATCTGAATGGGTGACTTGATCTTGCCGCGCAGGGGGCAGCCGTCGCACACCCCGGGCCGAGTGCTGTCAAACGTGTCACAGGTGTAGGGCCCCATGATGCCGGACAGCTTGGCTTCGGTGCTTTCGGCGTCATACTCTGGGTGTTCTCGCGACACGATGTGCGCACCTTTTGCACCGTCAGCGCAGAACTTGGCGATTGACAGGGCCGCGCGCCACATAGGCTCGTCGACATCTGCCTGCTCGGTGACAGCAAAGCGCAGCTGCTCGCACCCGCTGCCAGACATGGTCTTCTGCAGGATCTTCTTGAAAGAGGACTCTCGGTTGCGCAGCAGACGCTGCATCACAGGGTCGTCTTCGAGCTTCATGGTCACGTTGCCGAACAGCGACGCCGAAAGCGCTGGGGCCGGTGCCTCAGCTTTCAGCAAGTCCGCAAACCAAGACAAGCCCTGCGGCGCACCATCGAAGACGCCGAGCGTGGTAACTGGCGCGACTGTGCCGCGCTTGTGGTTGTTCGTGCCCGGGATGCGCAGCACGCGCGCCGCGTCCGCCGTCACGCTGGGGTCGCTGTGCAGGCCATGGGCCGCGCAGGCGCGCTTGAGAGCGACTGCCACGGGCTTCCAGTTGGCGACCGACACCGCCTCGGACAGAGGCCAGTACACGTGCACACCGTAGCCGCTGGAGACCATGACGGGACGGGGCATGCCGACGGTCTTGCAGAAAGCTCGCAGTGCCGCAATCGCCTCGCCCTGCTCGGGGTATTCTTTACCCTCACCGCAGTCGAGATCCAGAAACAGGCTGCACATCTGCAGGGCGTTGGCCGCCTTGCGCTCGCCCACATCGTCAAACGTGGCAAGGCCGAAATAGGTGTCAAAGCCGTTGGCATCTGCGTTCTCGGCAGCATGCACGACCTTCTCCACCGTCGAGAAAAACTTTTGTATCTTAGGTCTGCTGGGGTGTAACCCCAAGAGGCAGTACTGCCCGCCACCTGCGAGCACCCGCTTCAGGAATGCTGTGTTCTCCATGATCCACCATATTTTTATTGTGAGCAGCCCCGGTTATCCCGAGGCTGCATTGTTATGGTAGTGGATCAGTCGTCCCAACCGTCGACAATAGAGGCCAGCTTGTCAGCTGTTTTGGGCTCAGGTGTCTCTGCCTTGGCCTTGGAGACCTTCTCCGGTTCTTCGATCACTTCGTCGTCCTCGACCTTTGGTGCGGCCTTGGGCTTCTCAACCTTGGGCTCAGCCTTGGGCTCGGCCTTGACCTTCTCGACCTTGTCGGTCTGCGACACGGTGAAGGTGATCGCCTTCTTGGCCTCGTCGCTGTCACGGCCAGCGAGCACAATAGGCAGCTCGGCTTCTTCCAGACCCCGCACAGGGCGGAAGTACAGCTTCGGCGTGTTGGCGTTCTCGTCGAAGCGCATCTCGGTCATGACCGCAATCGCAGGTGTGTTGTGCGCGGACAGGAACTTGATGTACGCCTGCAGGCCCATGTCGTTGCCCTTGGACTCGCCGAACAGCGATGTAGCTGGCAGCTGCAGCTGATAGACTGTCTCCAGATCACCCTCGAGTGCCACGGCCAGACGCTGCGAGAAACGACACGCGCGGCTCTCGCCTTGACCGGAACCCTTGACGTTCATCGGGCAGTCGGCACAGCGCGACGCCATGCGGTCTTCTTCTGGCACTTCGTTGGCCGGCGCACGGGTATCGAGCGACCAGCACTTAGGTGGCGTCATTTTCTCAGGATCAAACGCACCTTCATAATAGGTGCGCGCCACGTCGGCCGCGTTCAGGATCACCATGTTCATGGTGTCAGACTTACTGACCGATACCTGCTCGCCATCCACCATCATGCGGAACTTTCCGCCGCGGATGCTGATCCGGTTGCCGGCTGCGCCGGAACCGCCGGCCATTTTCTTGTTCATGTCCAGCAAGGATTTGAACAGGTCGCTGTTTACGAGGGCGTTGCCCTTAAAGATATCGAGGTTGCTCACGCTGGTTCTCCTTAAGCGTCTGAGTTTTCTTCTGTGGTATCGTCTTCGTATTGGCTCAAATCCAATTCGAGCTGCAACGGCGCCCCTTCTTTCAGAGAGCCTTCAACATCATCGACTGGGGTGCCTTTCGTCAAGAGCGCTTGCTCGATCTTTTCCAGATCATAGCGGAACACGCGGCCAAGCCGCATGAACGTGCCGGAGGGGATTTCCCCGGATTTCATCATCGCCATAATGGTGGCGTTGGAGACGTTGAAGTGCGCTGCCAGCTCGGCAGTCGTCACGTATTTGGTAGCACTCATGCTTTCCTCACGGTAATTGTGTACTCCGAGTCGGCGTTGATGCCCGGCGGTACGGTTTCAGGGTTCTCCTCAAGGAACGTCTTGACCACTGTCTGGTTCAAGCGCTTCTCAAGAAACTCCGGCACGTTGTTCTCGACAACAAACCGGTGCATGGCTTCCCAATCGCTGGTCCAGTACCGCGTTTTCTTGCTGCGGTAAACCAGACCCGATGCAGTGCGCACGCTCTCCACTTCATGCTCCTTGCAGTAATCCAGCAGGGCGGCTTTCACCTGATCCATCTGGGCGTTCAAGCTGTCTTCTTTCTCCTTGAACTCGGCGGCCAGTTTGGCCTTCGCATCGCGCATCTTGATGTAGACACGGGTCAGCTTCTCGATCGGGGTATCAGTCATAGTATCGCTCTCCTTTGGTGTTGTTTTGCCTATTCTTATATCGTCTCGCTCGCCTAGTCAAGCGCAACCTTGTAAAGATCTATAACTTGTCTGTGGAGGTCCATCTTGCCGTCAAGCAGCTTGTAGACACGCTCTTCCATTGGCGAGCCGACGAGCTGCACGATTGTGCACTTGTTGACCTGCCCCTTTCGGTGGATGCGGGCGTTGGCCTGCTCGTAGATCTCCAGCGACGCTGTCGGGCCCCACCACACGATTGTGTCAGCAGCGGTGAGTGTCACGCCGTGGGCGGCCGCCTGCGGCTGCACCACCAGCACGCGCGGGTTGGTCTGCTCTTGGAACGCCTTGAAGATGTCGGTGCGGGCACTCGCCGCGACAGAACCGCTGATAACCTCGCAGGAGATGTTGTCTGTCCGAAGCTTCTCGGACAGCATGTCGATTGCACTGCGGAACGGCACGAACACGATGACCTTGTTGGACGTCTCGGCCAGCACTTCCATGAGCACCTTGTAGCGAGTGCCGATGTCGAACCGCAGCTCGTTCTTGTCGTCGGTGTAGACGGAGCCAGAGCTGATCTGCAGGAGCTTGGTCATAGCCACGGCGGCGGTGCCAGCGGTCACGTTCTCGCCAGCCGCTTCCAGCAGCAAGTCCTTGCGCATCTTGCCATAGAACTTCTTCTGCTGTGCTGTCATCTCAACAGCGCGCGACACGTAGACAATGTCGGGCAGATCGAGGCACTCGGCCTTGGTGTGGCGGATGGCCGGTTGCAGAACGCGGTGAACGGTATCGGCGGCGTTCTCCTTGGGAGCCCACTTAAAGTTGCTGATCTTGCGCATCACCATGTCCTGAAACGCAGAGAAGAACCGCGGCACAGCACGAGGGTTGACCAGCTTCGCCAAGCCATAGGCCATGTCTGGCCCTTGGGCGGCGGGCGTGCCCGTCATCATCCACAACCATGTGTCCGGCCCAGCAAGCTTGTTCAGCGTCTTCCAGCGGGCTGTCTGGGCGTTCTGGTATGCACTGCACTCATCGACGATAATGAGATCGAAGCCGCCAGCAGCCAGATCGTCGAACGAGACCTTCACGCCATCGTAATTGATGATGACGAACTCGGCGTCGCTGTTGATGATCTTCTTGCGCTTAGCCGCCGCGCCGTAGGCTACGTCGACCCGCCGGTGCATGGCAAAGGTGAACAGATCGTTGCGCCATGCGGCGTCCATGATCGACACCGGACAGATGACCAGAACACGTTTTATCAGCCCCTGCTTCATCAGGAAGTCGGCGGCCCAGATCGCGCTCGCTGTCTTGCCGACGCCCGGATCACTAAAGCAAAACGCCTTCTTGTGCAGGGTGAAGAACGCGGCTGTCTCGCGCTGGTGAGACATCGGCTTGAACTTGCCCGGCCAGTCATAGCGGCGCTCGATCGGCGAGGGCGCATCGAAGTTGAGAGAGCGCAGTGTCTGCGCCTGCTCTACGCCCCACTTGATGGCGACAGTGTTTGCGTCGACCTGTTTGCTGTCGGCGATGGCTTCCAATACGCGCGACGGGTTCTTGAGGCGCAGCACAAGCGCCTTATTGTCGATGATCTGCATTGATTCTCCTGTTATGCGCGGGGCATAATTTATTTCTTGGGCGGCTTGCTGATACGTCCCCCACCGGCACGGTTCTTGCTCGGGCTCTGCAGCTTCACGCCGTCTTTGTTTGACCCGCCGCGCGCCAGCGGCTTGTTGTGGGCGAGGTCCTTACCCTTGCGGGCGGCCTTGCCGTTCTTCTTGTCGAAGGCGTAGCGGGCACGGGCCCGCTCGTTGCGGTCCTCGTCTTCGCCCCGTGCCTTCTGGAGCTTATATTCACGGCCATAAGGCCGATCCGCGTTGTTCTTGTATGGCATCAGTAGACTCCGTTATGTGGGCACTCCGTCACAGGACAGTGCCGTTTGCACAGGCCGCTCGGCTTGGGGTTCCACACCTCAGTCTCGAACGCTTTCTCCATGCTACCATAGTTGGACAGCCATTTCTTCCACAGATCGCGCCGCTCGCTGCGTTCGTAGGACGCCTTCACAAAATCGTTGGCGATTACGAACAGCAGCCCGCCCCGCACGGTCTTGACCTCGGGGAAGTGCTGGAACACTGCCAGCGCCATCAGCTCCAGCTGACCCTTTTCGGCGTAGCGGGCCGACTTGCCGGTCTTGTAATCGACCACCGTCGCCACCCCGTCGTCGATGATGAGAAGATCGACGATGCCGCGGAACCACACATCCTTGTCAAAGAACTCACAGGCTTCGAGGTTAGCGTTCAGGCCAAGCTTCTGCTCGCACAGCTTGCGGCCCGGCTTGGCAGCGAGTGCGTCCAGCACCGGCTGCGCAAAGGCAAAGCGCTGGGGAACTGGTGTGGCGTCACGGATGAAGTGTTCGGCAGCCTCGTGAAACTCGGTGCCGTAACGCATGGCCTCAGTCTCCTGATAGGGAAACTGCTTGAGCACGTTGACGTGATAGAACTGCTTGGGGCAGGTCTCAAACGCCTTTATCCGACTGAACGACCACGGTGCGGGGGAGGGAGGTTTTGTCATTTTCAAAGAACCGCCCCGATATTCATAAATGCGTTTGGTGTACCTTCAATGCGCTTTATCTCATATCCCAAATAGGCCGCAGCGCAAATGAACGCCCCGTTGCTGATATAGCAGCACCCTTTCGGTATAAACGGTACGTCTCGGCTGGCACGTTGCAAATCTGAAGATGCGAGATGTTTCAGACCATAGCTGCTATGAGCCCGTGACACTTTCCCGATCATCCTACCTTTGAGGCGTAACCACAGAAGGGCGAGCTCAAACTGCTGTGGGCCAATAGGCCGGTCGGCCCGCGGCGGCCCATCCGTTAGCCCTTCCGAGTCGAGGTTTGGGCACTCGGATAGACCGCGCGCGATTTTAGCTTCAGTGCTTATATTTTCCATGTCACTTCTCATTTATTTCGTAAGAGACATCCATCACCGCGGCGGCGACCAGCGCCAAGGCCACAACTTGATAGGCTTCCATCGAACTACTAAAGCCCTGCTCCTCTGCGAGACGCTCTATCATATGCAAGTATTTAGAGGCGCGCTCTTCCAAAATTTGATCTGCCGGATGTCTTATTTCCATTCCCACTTCCCCTTGTTTCCTTCGACAATCTGTCCGGTGTCGCGCAGCTCTTTCCACGCCTTGCTGTTCTTGCGAGGTATCTTCTCGACGAAGGGTCGCTCCTTCGCGCCGATCGCCATCAACATCTCCTCACACTCCTTTATGTACCAGTCATAATCCACGTCGGCGGGGAAGTGCTCCGGCAAATCCATAAGGGGCTTGGCCCCATCAGATCTTGGCACGGTGTTCCCGTTCGTGGCGTAGTGGATCGCGCCGGTCTCACCCTCAGCATAGTACCAACGGATGGCTTTGCCAAGCGGTAAGTCATCTTTTATAGCCCCACCTGTCACGGTGCGCAATGCGATGAACTTGGATATGTCTCGACAGTCTCGGACCGTATGGTCCACTGGAACGTCTTTTGTCAGGTACGCAATGACCGCCTCACCACAGATCGGCGTCTGCGGGTTCTTGCTCAAAGACACGGGGCCGTACACACCCTTGGCCTTCGCCTTGCCATCCTCCTTCACAGCGATGTAGTTGTTCACGTCGCGCGAATAGAGCGCGCGGTACACGGTCTCCTCGGTCTTCAGGCCGGTGTGCTTCTCCCACTTCTGCACAATCAGGTTCAGCGCGTCACGCTCGCTGTGCGGGCACTTGATGACGATGCCGTCGGTGTTGGCAGACACAACGGGGATACCGTAGCGCTCCAAGGCTTCGATCAGCATCAGGATTGTGAGCTGCCCCGTCAGCGTTGTGCGGATCATGAACTCTGGAGAATACAGCGTGCTGTAACGGTTTGAGGTCTTGCCAAAGGTGCCGTTCAAAACAATCTTCAGCGAGTCGGATTTCACCTTGTCGCCAGCGTGTTTCGCCGCCAGCCGCTCTTCCAAGATTTTGCCATAGACGGTGTTGAAGTGGACCCCGAAGCCGCCCGGCCGCATGTTCATGTTGAGCATCATGCGTGGATAATAGCTCTCCACGTCGCGGTCGATCAGCACATTGTCGTCGTCGCTGAAGTGCGCGGTCTCAGACTCTTGGCTATGCAGCCCGCCGATGCCGATCTTGTAGCGGCTCTGGCCGATCTCGATGACCAGCTTCTCGATATCCTTGGGCATGATGACATGGCCGGTCTTGTCGTTCAGAACCATCTCCGCGGTGCGCACAATCTCCAACACTGCCCGCAACGGCTCGGTTGAGAAACGGATATAGGCCGGGGGATCGTAATAGAAGCTGTCCCGCTCCGCCTCCACTTTTGGCGGTGAGTCACCTGTCAGGCGCATGTATTCTGCCTTGAGAACAGCCTCTGCGATCTGCGCATCAGACTTTGACCGCAGGTCCACCCCGTAGGTCTCGCTCATGGCGCGCCGCAGGCTCACCTGCTGGGACAACGCGTTGAACAGCATCTGTGTTACCTGCACGTCGTTCTTGCAGTATTGCCGCATCAGCTCCAGCTGCTCGGGCTGTATCTCGGCGTCGTGGGGTATCGGCAGCTCTTGAAGGCGCGGGCTGGACAGGCGGCCCCCGTAGATCTTCAGGCCCACCATGCCCGGTGCCACGTCGATGATGTCGATGTGGTTGATCTTGGGCTCCTGCAAGCCCTCATCCCGATAGAAGTGCCACGGGCGCTTGTTCTTCTCGATGATCTGGTTGCTGGCACGCTTGATGGCCTGCGTGTTCGGGTTGACCATCGCCATTGTCAGAAGCGGCACGTCGTAATTGTTGCCGTTGAAGGTGATGATCTCCACCTCCTCGTTCGTCATCAGGTCGTATATCGCCTGCGGATCGAACGCGCTGTCGTCGTCGTTGAAGATCTCGAAACGCTTGGTCTTGCCCTGCTCTGTCATAAACAGAGCAAGGAAGTAGTTTCGATAGACCTCGATATCGAGGAATAGCTGCATCACAACACCCGCGCGTTGCTGGCATAGTCGACCGCGATCAGGTGCAGCGCCTGTGACTTTGCGTCGTCCAGCGCGTTGTGATGTGTGCCTGCGCGCTCCATCTTCACCTCGGGATATAGGCCCTTCACGGTGCGGTAGCACTTGTCCTTCCAGAACTCCCACATCGGCACACCGCAGCGCTTGCCAGACTCGTGCATAATCACGTTGTCGAACGTGGCCCCGTTGCCCCAGACGCCTTTGAGGTTGTCGCCGTAAGAGCAGACGAACTGCATGAAGTGCCGCAGGCCTTCTTCAAGACCAACGGCATCATCTTGCCTGTCGGTCAGCGCGTCCTGCGCGATTTTGTCTTGCCCCAGCCACCACATGACAGTGGATGGGTCGATCACGGCACCGGAGCGCACAGCGCTGTGCAGGGACACCGTGCAATAGAACTCTCGGTCAATCCCTTTGGCGTCGAACGCCACGGCGCCGATGCTGACGATTGGCGCATCTGCGCGGGTGCCCATGGTTTCTAAGTCGATCATGATGTGCATTTTGGTTCTCCTTTGTTATGTCTCAGGCATAATGCCGGCCGCTTATTCAGTCTCTCCCAAGAAACTCATTGTGTCCTTGGCCCACATGCAGAACGATGCACGGTCTTGGCCGTCGCGGGCGTAGACCAGCGCCTTGGCGATAGTGCCGTCCTTAAACAGACGACTCAGCGCGTTGCCCGTGGCCGTGGTGTCCGATCCCGCGTGATGTGAGATCTCTGCCGTAGTGCCGTAGCCCAGTGTGCGCACTGACTTGAGCACGAGCTTGTCAACAGATACGCTTTCGGTATCGGCGTTGATGCTCTGCCCCTGCCGGCTGACGTGCACAGCGACCCACGGCGTAGCCATGTTATTGGGGTGTGTGTTGGGGATGAGCTTGGCGGTGCGGATGTCGCCTTCGGCGGCCCCGCTGGCCTTGGTGACGCTGGCAGGGATAAACACCTGCTCGCCGGTGTCGGTCCGCGCGCCAAAACCAGAGTTGGTATCGAGCACGTGCGAGACGTAAATTTCTGTGTTTTCCATTAAAATATCCTTATTTTTCAGTTGTTGCTTCTGCGTGGATGTCACGCACCATTTCTGTTATGTACTCAGCCACTGATGCGCAGCCGACCTTGTCTGTCTCCACCGCAAGCCAGTCCAGTTGGTCCGGTGTCAGACCAAGCAGGATGTCGCTCATAAATCCCAGCTTGATGCGGCGGTTAGCGAACAGGTATTTCACCTGCTGTCGCGGCGATGCCTTGACCTTGCGCGGCGGGATCATGCCCGCCTTGCGGGCCTCGACGACGCCGCGGACGACTCTGCTGTATCCGAAGCCGGTTGCCAGTTGGATGGCAGCGTGGCTGTGGCCTGCCTTGTGCATTTCCGCGATACGTTGTGTGTCAGGATTCATCATGGCCGTGTCTTTCTGTAAATCCGTGGCCTTCTTCTGCAGCCTTACGGGCTGCGATGGCGTCTTCGATGTTGAGGTAGACGCCAAGGCTTTTCCTTTGCCCCGCTATGCATATGTAAGCCTGCCAACCTCCT